ACTAAAGAGTACAAGAAAAGTTTAGAACAAGTAAATGAAGAAATAAATTTACAGACTAAATATATAATTGATCAAGAAAAAGAGTTGATCAAGTTAAAGGCTAAACAAGATGCAATACCTAAAGGAGCGTGGGTAGCAGGAATGGATAAGCTAAATGATAAAATAAGAGAAACTACAGCTGATCTAAATTTAGAAAAAAATGCATTAAAAGGATTACAGCAAGAACAAAAAGAAGCTACCAAAGAAGTAAAGAAACATAAGGACGCACAAAAAGAAAACAATAAACAATCTAAAGAAAGTATTGCTGATTTTAAAGTAATGGGTGTTTCCTTAAATGGAGTTAAAAAAGGATTCGCAAAAGTTATCCCAACTGCTAAAGCTATGTTTGGTACTATTAAGGCAGGAATGATCTCTACAGGGATTGGTGCTTTAGTAATTGCAGTAATGGCTTTAATGCAATCTTTTAAGCGTTCAGAAAAAGGTCAAGAGAAGTTCCAAAGAATAATGGCAGCAATAGGTGCTGTTACAGGTCAAGTGGCAGATGCTTTTGCAGATTTAGGTGGAATAATAATTGACACTTTTCAAGACCCAATGCCTGCTATGAAGTCGTTTGGGAAAGGATTACTTAAATTTCTTAAAGATCCTACAGGGGCAACTAGAGATATGTTTGTTAAAGCAACTATAGCTGCTAAAGACTTTGTTGATGAAACATCAAAAGAAGTAGATGCACTTATAGAGGTAACTAATATGCGTCAAAAAGCTCATCACATTGATAGGGAATTAAAAGTAGAAAGAGCTGAAGCAAATAGAAAAATAAATGATATTAGACTACAAGCTGAAGATAGAGAAAAGAACTCAGCAAATGAAAGAATTGAGTTACTAAGAAAAGCTCAGAAGATAGAGGAAGATATTACAAAAAAAGAAATTGAATCTAAACAACTTCTTATTGATGCTCAGATTTTGCATATGGAACAAGGTCATAATAATATTGAGCAAAAAGATAAACTTGCACAACTTCAAGCAGAAGCTATTGATTTAGACACTAAAAGATTAAGAAGTCAAAGGTTATTACAAACTCAAATCACAACTGCAATAAATGAAGAAAAGGCAGCAAGAATTGAAATGACTAAAATCTTTGTTGATCAAGTAGATGAAAGAATAGATGCAATTAATAAATTAGCAAAAGCTGAAAATAAAGTATTAGATGATTATTTGAAAAGTAACAAAAAAAGAAAACAAACTGATAAAGAAGTAGAAGATGCTAAAGCAAATATTACTAGAGATAGTTTTAGATTAGCACAAGAATTAGCAAAAGAAGGTACAGCATTATCAAAAGGAATAGCTATTGCAGAAGTAACTGCTTCAGGAGTTGCAGGTGTTCAAAATGCTTATACTACTGCTCAAAAATCACCATATACATTATTAAATCCTGCTTATCCATTTATACAGGCAGGATTATCAGGAGCATTTTCAGCAGTACAACTAGCTAAAATAATAAGTGGAACTCCTGCGGGAGGAGGAGGAGGAGAAGGAACTTCAGCAGTACCAAGTACACCTGCACCTCAAATGATGTCAGGAGCTTTTGATATTAGTGGAGGAGTAGCACCTGAGCCAACTCGTGCTTACGTTGTAACAGACGAAATGACAAACAGTCAAAACCAATTAGCAAATATAAGACGTAGGGCAACTATATAAAATCAAATAGAATTAATTTATATCTATAACCTAATATGACACCAACAAGAATAGTCGAATTAGTAATTGCAGACGATAGCCAAGAACTCGCTATTGATGCGATTAGTTTAGTTACAAGCCCTGCAATCGAGCAAGACTTTGTATTCTTTGGTAAAGAGAAAAACAACTTGACTTTCGCTAAAGTGGACGAGGAGAAAAGAATGCTAGTTAGCCCTGCACTTATTCCTAATAAGCAGATATTCAGACATGATCCTAATACGAATTCTGACTACTATGTTTATTTCAGTAAGGAAACAGTACGTAAGGCTAGTGAACTTTACCTAAAACATAATAATCATCACAAAGCAACGTATCAACATCAAGACAGAGTTTCAGGCGTTCTAACAGTTGAATCTTGGATTAAGGAAGGGGATAGCGACAAGTCTAAGTTGTATGGCTACGATTTACCAAACGGCACTTGGTTCGTGAAAATGAAGATTGAGAACGATGAGTTATGGCAGAAAATTAAGGGTGGCGAACTCAAGGGATTAAGCATTGAAGGATACTTTACGGACAAGATGGAAGCTATGTCAGAAAAGAATCCAACTAACGAGGAAATATTAAAAGCATTAAACGAAATAATAACAAATTCAACTAAATAAAAACAAATTATGGACATTAAAGAACAAATATTAGTAGCATTAGGCATCAATAAGGACGAAGAAGTGCTTATGGAGTGGCAAGCTAAGACAGAAGATGGTACTATTTTAGTTTCAACTGCCGCAGAATTAGAAGCAGGGGTTGATATATCAGTTCTCACAGAAGACGGCACGACAATTTTATTACCTGTTGGAACATATATACTTGATACAGGAGTAAGCTTTCGTGTGGAAGAAGAAGGTATTGTTGCAGAATTGATAGAAACTGAAACGGAAGAAGAAGAAGTAGAAGAAGTAGAAGCGGCTGAAGATGGTGAAGCTGATGTTCAAGATTGGGAGGGAATGGAAAAAAGAATTCAGAACCTAGAGGACGCTGTAGCAAGTCTTAAAGGAGAAGAAAAAGAAACAGAAGAAGAAGTTGAAGAAATGGCTGAAGAAGTTGTTGAGCCTTCTACTAATCCTAAATCTATTAAGACTACAGAAGTAGTTGAGTTCTCAGCAGAAGACGAATTAACAAAGTTAAAAGCAGAAAACGAAAGACTAAAGAATGAATTAGCAGAATCTCCTGCATCAGCACCTTTAGATACAAATAAATTTAGTTCAAATGTAAATAAAACTTTGAATAAAAAAGATTTATCAAAAATGACACAACAAGAAAAATTTTTACATAACATAATAAATAAATAAATAACTATGGCTTTACCAACAGTAACACAACCAAATTTCAATGGGGTTGACGCAGGATTTTATATTTCTGCCGCTTTAAAACAAGCAAATTCTTTAGAGTATATGACTTTAATGGAAAATATTAAGTATAAAATGAACATACAGCAAATGGCTTCTACAGGAGCTATTGCCGATGCTTCGTGTGATTTCACAACAGCAGGAACTTTAGCTTTAACAGAAAGAGTTTTAGAACCAAAAAATCTTCAAGTTAATCTTGAGCTGTGCAAAGGTAACCTTTTAGATTCTTGGACTGCTTTAACATTGAGAGCAGGGGCAGGAGGAAATTCACCAACTTTTGATGAATACTTAATTTCTTACATTGGATCTACAATCGCACAAGGAACAGAAGAATCAATTTGGAATGGTTCAGGAGTAGCTGCTTCAGGAGAGTTTTTAGGATTAACAACTCCTGTTAATGGAACTTTATTAGCAGCACAAGATGGAGATGTTGTTCAAGTAGTAAATACAGGAGGTGCAGGAGTTGCTTACACAGCAGGAACGATTTTAGATAACTTAGATTTAGTTGCAGCAGCAATCCCTACAGCAGTTTATGGAAAAGAAGATCTATTCATATATATGTCACAGGGAAGTTTCAGAAACTACATTGCGGCAGTTAGTGCAGTTACAAATTATGCTTTTGGTAATATGAATGATAATTATGTTCCAATGTATCAAGGTATTAAATTAGCTGTTTGTAATGGAATGTCAGACAATAATTTAGTAGCAGCTCAAAAATCAAATCTTTATTTTGGTACGGATTTGATTTCAGATAGCACTAGTTTGACTTTACTAGATATGGCTTTCACAGGTTCAGACAATATGCGTTTAGTTGCTCGTTATTCAGGTGGGGTTACTCAAGGAATGGGAGCTGACTGTGTATTAGCATCATAATTAAATAAATAATGGAAGGAGGGGCTTAAAAACCTCTCCTACCTTAACCCAAAAAAAATAAAATCAAATGGCACATTGTATAGCACTTACAAAAGGTAGGGAATTAGACTGCTCAAGAATATCAGGCGGAGTTCGTTACCTTTATTTTGGGGTTTATGACGATTTCACTACTCCAATAGAAACAGCAGGAATAATTCAAGCATCAGGAACAGTTACTACTATTGCAACTACGGCAGCATCTGTAATTTACAGATATGCAATGCCTTTAGGAGCATCTTCAGTTTCTGAAACAATTACAGGATCAACGGAAAACGGCACAATTTTCTATACTCCAACAGTAAACGTAATGCTGAATAAATTAACAGCTGCTGATCAAAACGAAATTAAATTATTAGGACAAACTAAGGTTGTAATTTTTGCACAATTAAATGAAACTTTAGCTAATGATCACAATACTATTATTGCTCTTGGAGTATCTAATGGTTTATCTTTAAATGCAGGTTCAATGGATAGCGGAGCTGCCTTTGGAGATCGTAATGGTTACACTCTTACCTTTGACGGCTTAGAGCCAATTCCATTCCCATTTTTAGCAGATTATACTGATGAACCTTTTGACAATACTTTGTTTACAGGATTCACAGTAGATATTGACTAGATTTCTTATCTGTTTTCTTTATATTTCTTGAATGAGGTGGCTTAATTGCCACCTTTTTCTTTGATAAGCAAATAAAAAAAGAGTTTTTCTATAACCTAATATGATACAAGCATACACAGAATCAAACTTTAAAGCATACTTATCTACGGAAGATAATCGTATTGATACATCTGTAGCTAAAAGACAGATAAGGTTCTTAGTTAAGCTTATTAATGATATGGATGGAAGTATA